ATGTGTATTTACACAACGAAGTAAAAGCAACAAGATTAATGCCATACTTTGGAACACCAACAATTTAGAAATCATGGGATATAGAAAATCAAAACGAATTAGAAGAAAAGGCATGGCTTTCAAAAAAAGAAGCCGAATGCAAAAAAAGAAATCAAGAAAATACAACTCTTATAGAGTAGCAAGAGGAGGTATAAGACTATAGTAGGTTTGGGGACTTGCTTAGTCCCCCCTACACTTAAATCAACCAAAATGCAGTGTTTCACACCTTTTAGAGTAAGGAACAAATCGAAAGACCACAACAACCATAACTTAATGGTTAATGTACCTTGTGGAAAATGCCTAGCATGTAAAAAACGCCGAGCTTCACACTGGAGCTTTAGGCTAAACGAAGAAGCGAAATCTTCTTCATCAGCATGCTTTATAACATTAACATACGAAAACGCTCCAATATCAGAAAATGGTTTCAGAACACTTGACAAACGAGACTTTCAACTATTTCTTAAAAGACTTAGAAAAACTTGTCCAACTAACAAGCTCAAATATTACGCATGTGGCGAATACGGTACTCAAACCCATAGACCTCATTATCATGCTATCATATTTAATCTCCCTAAATCTCTTATATCTAACCCTCAAAAAATCGCCGATACCTGGCAAAATGGTCATATACATCTTGCTAATAATAACCAACTTACTATTAATTACGTTGTCGGTTATATGACAAAATCAAACTTTACAAGGTTTAACAATCAGGACGACAGACTACCAGAATTCTCATTAATGTCCAAAAAAATGGGACTTGGCTATCTTACAGAAGCCATGAAAAACTATTACAAAAAAAGAGAAATCTTTTGTATCGTACGAGAATCAGGTCAAATCATATCTATGCCTAGATATTACAAAGAAAAAATCTTTGAAAAAAAACAACTTAAAGAAATGTATAAAAAATATATTGAAGAACAAGAAACAAACTTCGAAGAAATGTTTAATTCACCAAAAGATGAACATGAACATTATAAAAATATTATCCGTAGAGATAATAAACAACAATCACTTAATCGTTTAAAAATTTAACACTTATGAAATTACGAACAGCTTACACAAAGAACAAATGGAAAGGTAAAAAAATGGATCAGACTTTAAATACTATACCTGATCAAAACTTATCAATTCGACAACTACTAGACAGACACTCCAGAGGATTACCTCTAGGAGCATCACAAAATCAGGGTGAATATTTCGATACCGAAATCCCTAGATTCGACGATCTCGTCGATATGATGGAACACAAGAAAAAACTTGTACAAGAACATAAAGATTTGACAAAGCAAATCGAAAAAGAGCAAGAAGCTCAAAAACAAAAAGCAACTGCCGAAGCCGTAGAAGTTGCTAAAAAGTCAATAAAGACTGATGAATCTTGATTCATCTACTTTATTGGCTAAAACTGTGACGAAGTCACTAGCACTAATAACATACTTGATATATTAGTGCTAATTGACACCAAATCAACCTAAACGACCCAAAAAGCAAAAGCGTAGCGAACGCAAATAGGGGAGGAAAGGAAAAAAAGTGTCAAAAAAAACAAAAAAATAAAAAAAAATGTTATATTAGTAAAATATAAACAACCAGAGGAAAAATCAGTTTAACAGTATATAAATTATAGTTCAACTAATCTACCTCATAAAAAAACACTTATGGATACAACAAAATTTAAAACAGAAGAAGAAAAAAAACACGCAGAATCAGTACGTAAAATCGTATTACAACATTGCGTAGCATGTCATCAACAATTAGATCTCTTACAACTAAGACTCATAAACTTTGAGGATTTAGTAAACGGCGTACAAGATACTATTCAATTAACAAATAAACAACTTTCGGAGTTAAACTTCGAAAAAGCCGGAGTATCAATACAACCAACAAAACTTAGAAAAGTATAATGGGACTTAACGGAGCATCACATACAAGTTCATCTACCGGAGGAAAATCCGGTATATTATCAGGACTAGGTGCAGTACTAGGAGGACCAGTCGGAGGGCTGGTCGGTTCCCTAGCTTCTTCATTATTAGGAAATAGAGGTGCAAAACGTAGACAACAACTAGCAGACCAACAGAATATCAAGTTCTGGGAAATGCAAAATGCTTACAACACACCTAAAGAACAAATGAAAAGATTAAAAGACGCAGGTCTTAACCCAAATCTTATATATGGATCAAACGCAAACACTGGAGTAGCCGGATCGGTATCACCATCAAAAGCATCTCCATATAATGTACAAAATCCAGTACCATCAGCAGTACAAACTGCTTTAATGGAAGCACAAATAAATAATTTAAACTCAGTAACATCTAAAAATAACGCTGAAACTGCAAGAACAGTAGGTATGACACCTTATCAAATCGATACTTCGCTTAGTAAATCAAATCAAGCAAGACAAGCAGCAATACAATCAAAAATAGAAACATCTATTTATACAACAACTCAAAAAGATAAAATAAACAAAATTGTTCAAGAAGCCTTATTAGCTAAAGAAAGAGTTAAAGAAACAAAAGCTAAAGCAGACTTTACAAAAAAAATGTTAGACATGAATATAAATCCTAATTCAGGATTTGGATCACAAGTTATGCAATTCATATTTGGAACAACAGACGACGCAATAAAATATTTAAGAAATTCAGATAATTATCCATCATTTAACTAAAAAACTATGAGCATATTTAGCAAAGTGGCTATGCCACGACCACAAACAAACACATTCGATTTATCACACGATAGAAAATTTTCAGGAAGAATTGGCGAATTAATGCCAATTACCGTAATGGAAGTAGTTCCTGGAGACAAATTTAACATCAAAGCGACGAATTTAACAAGATTCGCGCCACTTATTACACCAATCATGCACAAAGCAAGTGTATATTGTCACTTCTTCTTTGTGCCAAACAGAATATTATGGCCAAACTGGGAAAACTTTATATCAGGTGGAGAAGATGGTCTTGCAGACCCAACATTCCCTACCGTAGACTTAACAATTCCAAGTCAATATGGAATTCACACACTAGCCGATTACTTAGGATTACCAACAGGCAGTCAAATATCAAACGTATCTGCTTTACCATTCGCAGCATATCAAAAAATCTATCAAGATTATTACAGAGACGAAAACTTAATAACTAAAACAGACGTATCCGTAACAGACGGAACACAATCAAATACAGACACAATTGAGCTTGCCTCAATGAAAAAAAGAGCATGGCAACATGATTATTTTACATCAGCATTACCATGGACACAAAGAGGTCCAGAAGCAACAATTCCACTTGGAACAACTGCACCAATTACATGGCAAAATGATGCAAATCATGCTACATATGTTAAAAATAATACAACAGGTCAACCTATTGGTCAATTTACTTTTGATGGTGCATCAGCTTTAAAAACTCTTTCAAATGGCGCATTAATTGCAGATTTACCTTCTCAAACAGCTTTAGATATTGACAATTCAAATCATTTATTTGCAGATTTATCAACAGCAACAGCATCATCAATAAACGACTTAAGAAGAGCATTTAGATTACAAGAATGGTTAGAAAGAAACGCAAGAGGCGGAGCCAGATATATAGAAATAATAACAGCCCACTTTGGCGTAAGATCATCAGACGCTAGACTTCAAAGGCCAGAATTCCTTGGAGGAAGTTCTACACCAATTACCATAAGTGAAGTACTCCAAACGTCAAACACTGCTGGAGCTACAGGCGATAAAGCTACACCCCAAGGTAACATGGCCGGACACGGAGTTTCAGTAGGATCATCAAACTACGTATCATACAGAGCAGAAGAACACGGATACATTATAGGAATAATGTCCGTAATGCCAAAAACAGCTTATCAACAAGGAGTACCAAAACATTGGAAAAAACTCGACAAATTTGACTATTACTGGCCCTCATTTGCAAACATTGGAGAACAGCCAATTTATAACGAAGAGTTATACCACCAAAATACTGCCGAAGACGCAGAAGTATTTGGATACACACCACGATACGCAGAGTACAAATATATTCCATCTACTGTTCACGGAGAATTTAGAGATACTTTAAAATTCTGGCATATGGGTAGAATATTTCAAACAAAACCTGTACTTAATCAAGACTTTATAGAATGTGATAGTACAGAAGTAGACAGAGTCTTTGCAGTAGAAGACGATGCAACAGAACATTTATATGTGTATTTACACAACGAAGTAAAAGCAACAAGATTAATGCCATACTTTGGAACACCAACAATTTAGAAATCATGGGATATAGAAAATCAAAACGAATTAGAAGAAAAGGCATGGCTTTCAAAAAGAGAAGCCGAATGCAAAAGAAGAAATCAAGAAAATACAACTCTTATAGAGTAGCAAGAGGAGGTATAA